TTAACTTTATTTTCTTGAAATATAATTAAATTAGTATCTTCCGCATAAAGCTTCTGTATAGTTCCTTTACCAGGGTCGACACTTCTTGTTATATCTTGTCCAGAAGGAAATTGATTTGACTCATTAACACCTGTTCTAGAGTTTAAAACACCAGAATAAGTAATAGAATTACCTAAAACTTGCTGTCTAGTATTATCTGATCTTATAAAAGCTCTAGGTGCTAAACCTGTTTGAACATTGTTATAGCCTCCCTTTATTCTAGCTTCTTCAATGTACCAGTTATATGAAGAAGATATGTCTCCTTGTACTAGCTTTTTAAGAATGTACGTGTTGTAATATTTTACTGGTATTGTAACTGCCATATTATATTATAATTACTTATTTCTATATTAATTACCTTTATATTTAATTTATCTCTACAAAGGTTCTGTTGGTCCTATATTTTGAGTACTAAACTTTACATTAGTAGGATATGTATTGACATTACCATCGGTTTCGTTTATGTAAAACCCAAAACCTGGATTTAAACTATTAAAATTTGACGGCACGTAGTTTGGGTTGTCTAGATTCGTGCAATCCTGATTTTCATAAGACCACCCCATGTGCCCCGCTACCGTGGCAGTATCAGGTGTTCTGTTCATTACTGCGCCAAAATTAACAACAGCACAACCCGTGAAGTCATAATCACCTAGAGTACCACCAGCTGTGTTTTTCATCCCAGGTCTTACACCTGCTGCGGTTAATTCTGCCATTGTTGAGCTAGCACCACCAGACGCTGCCGTGAAAGGTTGAAGTATAGCAATTAATCTAACACCTTCTAATTGAGAAACATCATAGCCGTTCGGTGAAGTTGGACACCACTTAGGGTTAAAAGGACCTATAGGATTTGTTGAGGTGGAAGTATAGTTAGTTCCCCCTATATCAGCGTTGTATGGGTTGTTTAAAGCATCTGTGAACACTCTAGTATAATCCATAAACGTAGGACCAAACTGTTCCGCGCTACCAGATGGTGTTGGAAATCTAAAAGGGTTTGTGACTATTCGCGTAAGAGGTGGTGTCACGCTTTGAACCTCTCCTCCGCTATATACGTAGACAGGTTTATCCGTCCAGTTAGTGATCTGACCTAACACTTGAGTGTCATAAGGCGATGATTGTTGATTGAGCCTAGTATATGGCATTGATAATTTCCAATTAGCAAACTCGTCAGACGTGTTCCAGTCTCCAGCGCCATTAGTAATATCGTTTCTTACATAAGGAATCCACTGAACAGTGCCTGTGTAATCTGTTATAGCACCTATTGTATAGTTTAATGTAGACTCTTCATTCACAGCTCCTAAAGTGTCAGTTAATCTCATTCTTACAGAATAAGAGTAACCATTTAAGTTTCCTTCTCCTGGGTAATTTCCATTAGCGTCATACGCTCCTGATAAAACAAACGTTTGATATTCGTTTACTGTAGTTTGAAAAGAAGGTCTATCTGTAGATCCAGTAGCTGTTTGATACCAAGCGTTGAAACCGCTAGTTATAGTTTCTGTAACACCTGTGCTTTGTCTAGTTCTAGACGCTTCGTATATAGTCCAACCAGAAGTGCTTGAAAAAGTAGATTGACCTGGGGATGTTGTTTTAGCAGAGCCATTTCTACCTTGAGGAGATTGGCTAACAATGGTTCCATTACCTTGAGTCGTAACTATAGTGCCGTTGGATTCTGAAGGTAGATCAAAATTCGCTAAAACGGGGTTTGGATTTTCAACTATTGGTATAGAGTTTTGTAGTTGAATTTCAAAACTTTGAGCAACCACCGTGCCGTCTTCTTGTTCTAGGTTTAAAATAAATTGATATCTACCTCTCCAACTTATATCGTATGCTGGCTCTTGAGATGATCCAGCGTAAAAAGTATCATTAGTTAAAACTTTATAACTACCCAGTGAAGCACCGCTAGAAATAGTGAATTTATTTGTTACCGGATTTATAGTATCTAAAGTCTGCGTGACTGCATCGTAATGAAAAACTTGATAGCTCTGCAAGGATGTCGTAAACAGCGGAGTTCCTCCAGCTATAGGGTAGAAATCTTCTGTTATAGGGGTGTTAATACTAGTGCCTTCCGTAAAGTTAGACTCAAAAGTTGTAAGACCAGTTATATCGGAACTAGTGTTAACAATGCTTAGGTTTAAATCTGATATTAGATCTGCTGTGGAAGTCTCATAAAACAAGTCCAAATTAGAAACAAAAGGAGATGTTTCATAAACAGCTAATCCCATGTTTTCTGGATATGGATAATTACCATCACCTTCCACGGGCAGGGTGTATAAAGTTTCTTTTATACCTATAGCGTTTCTAGTAGATATTTTTGCTAGAATTGGGTTCGTGTCGTAGTTGTAAACACTGAAAGAATTCACATCTCCAGGAACTGGGTCTAAAGGATCTGTTGGCTGTAATTCTGGAAATGCATTTAAAGTGTTAGCTATCAAATCAACTTTATCAGCAGAAGGCACAGGATCATACTGCACATTATAAGTAGAAAAAGTACCGGTTGTAGATTCAACCTCCGTTATGTTTGTTACGCGCCCAAACATGCTGACATCACTGGTAAATTGGTTTTGAGTTGGGCCAACATCTTGTAGGCTTCTAGGTACTTTATTTACATTATCTGCTATCAAAGTTATAAAGCCAGTTTCACCTTTTTCTTTCGTTTCATTAACTATTGGATATCCATTAACTATACCTGGCAAATAAACGTTATAGTAATCTTGTTGTTGCTGCTTTACAACAGGCTTATACATATAAAAACCTAAAGGGTTTATAGTATACGTAGCGTAAGTATGTTCTCTTGCTTGTTTGCTAGGTTCTGTTGTAACTGGGTTAGGTGTGTTATCAAATAAGTAATCAGTGGCAACCTCTTCATCTGTGTAAAAAACAACCGCTTTTGCGTCATTGTTATTATCCAAAATAGCTGTAACGTTATACATTTGAGTATAATCTATATAAAGCCCCCTTAATTTTTGACCTGAAAAGAAATAATTCTGATAAGTTGTAGCAAAATTAGGAAACAAAGATCTAACCGCGTCTCCTGTTCCAGCGCCTGTTGTATATTTATATCTATTACTTGACGTGTATAACACCTCAACCTTAACAACTACGTCTAATGCAACGCCATCATTGAATGTTATTCTTGTATAATCATCACTGTAGGTGTTATAAGGTGATTGCGTGTAGCTAGATTCTTCTTGAAGCACCCACCCGTTGCCAAAGTTCTTGAACACGTTGAACGTGTTGTCTAAACCTGTAGCGTCTGAAAACAAAACAGAAGTATCAAAAACTGTTTGATCTAAAGTAGAGACAAGACACTGAGTTCCTAAACTTAAAAAGAAAGGATATAAAGCGCTAGGTGAATCTGGAGTTCTTGAATCAACAGTGTAATAATTACCAGTTGCATAAGCTCCAGGATAACCTGATATACCTATGTTTCCCTCTGGTATTTGCTGTAAATAAAACAAAGCTAAATTGTCACCTTTCCAATCAGCAACTTTACTTCCAAAATTACCTTTTTTGTAGTCGTTAAAGTAGTTAGATCCGGGTTGCGGATTTCCATCAGCATCTAATAAACCATCTTGAGAAGATAAAATTACATCAGTATGTCTTCCGTATTTATCAGCTAGTACTAAACCTACTTGATAATTTCTATTCTGTTTAGCTGAATGTTGTGGGTATTCTATAAATTGTTGTGTAGATTTTTCTTTAGAACCAACATAATAACTTAAGCTATCTGGAGCACTGTGGCCAGATAAATAATTACCATACATTACTCTATTGCCTGAAGTTTCTTGAGCTAAAGCTCTAACTGGCACTTTATCAAAAACTCTAATGTTTTGAGCCTCTGGAAGAGTTGTTACTGGTAATCTTGATTGGTAAGAGTATTGATATATATTAGTACCATTCAAGCTTTGTATAAAAGAAGCATTAACTCTAATTGTTTCTATAACTTTAAAAGCCAAAGAGTCTGATTCTGTAAACAATATATCTATTTCAGTTATTTTGTAATTATTGATAATATCATTACAAGGAAGTGTTATATTTAAAACGGCATTGTTTATAGAGTTTTGCATCCATTCAACAACTGTAGTTATAAAAGCGTTGTTTTCGTCATTATTAACAAATATACCTTCTTGATAAGGTATAAAAACATCTTGACTAAAAGGTGCTACTGTAGAATACTCGTTATCTTCAAACTTAAATCTATAACTAAATCTAGCAAACTTTTCAGATAAAAAATCAGGATCACCATTCCAACCGTTGTAACCGGAGTTTCTAAGTACTCTAACGGAATAACCATCTGAAGTATTTCCATCAGACCCTTGTGTTATAATACTTGTTGGGTTCCATTGAGCATAGCTGTTAGTAGCTAAGTCACTAGCCCAAAACCTACCAGCAGTTGTTATCGAAGAAAAACCATCCCCACCCGTGCCAGCTGTTCTTCTATATCCAGCTGGTTTAATGTTAGTACCAACTAAATTATTGCCTTCTTGGTAACCAGAAGCTGTAACATCCCATAGATCTATAGACCTCCAGTTTTGACCTGCTGTTGATGGACCAGCACCAATAATATTAGCCCATTCATCAGCTGTAGGTATTCTAAAACCAGTTGGAGCAAGTTGTCTAGGGTCTAGTACAGCCCACTTGTTATATAAAATCCCGTAAGTAACACCGTTGCCTAAAGAATTGTCGTAATAGCACCATCTACCCTCTTGAGCAACGTCTGCAGCATCCCACTCGGCTCTTGTTTTAGCTTCAATTATTTCTTCGCCGTTTCTATATTTTTTTACAGCTAAGTTTTGAGTGCTTAAATCATATATACCAACCTCAACAATAACCGGATCTTGAGCATCAGACATTGTAGAAGGTCTTATGCTATCTGTGTAGTTTGCGAAATCTTGAGGATTAGCTCTTAAGTTTGTAAACTCAGGAGCTTTATAAGGTGAAAATTTAGCTACTGATATTTGATCTTCATTGAAATAGTGGGTTAATGGAGGAGCGTCTACTTTTATTTTTCTAGGCTGATTTCTATTATCTGTGAAGAATAATTGATTTTCAATCAAACTAATACCGTGCATTCTTTCGGTTGTAGAAAAATTTAAAAAACTTCCATTAACCAATGTTACATTTACATTTGTAATAGTATTATAAACACCAATAGTACAAACAGCGTCAAACGGAGCCTTTACTTCTTGCGTGTGGTTTGTTCTAAAGTAATATACTAAAGAATTTGACTCATCTACATAAGTTCCTATTATAAAATCATTGCCTGATGCTAGTAAGCCTGTCTCGTAGTTACCTCTAATAGACTCTAAAGCCCCAACATCGCTGTTTTCTGATCTAGAAACAGCTATATTTAAAGCGTCTCTGTATTCTGAATTAGGAATAAGTCTTTCGTCCAAATCCTTATTCATTTTAGATTTTATAAAACTATTTTTAGCTTCTGCCATTTTATTTTAGTGTTTAATCTGTTTAGATTTACCTCTCATTACTTGAGCAATTTCGCCTAGTTTAATGTTAGACAATCTAATTTTAGCATTTCTAAGTTTTGCGCTTTTTTCACGTTTAAGTCTTTGAACAACATACTCTGGTTGGTTTCGTCTTGTAGATATTACAGCATGTAATATATACGCGTACAAAGCTTCCTCAGCCATTTTAGGTACTCTAGAGTCCATGTCATAAGCTAAGCCATCTGATACGTATTCTAACAATATTAAGTTATTAACTAAACCGCTGGAAAAAGACATTTTACCTTCTCTTTCGTTTAAATTAAAGTAACCATTGCTTTGTGCATATTGAGGATCTAAGCCGTACTTTTGCCCCCAATCTCTACGTATTAAAGAACCGTCTTCTTGAAAAGAAGTTCCATAAAAATTAGAACTAGAGCCCGTGTCTGGGCTAGAGTTTAAGTAATTATTTAAGTCTTGATTACCAGCACTATGCCATCTTTCTTGTATAATAGAAGTACCCTCTACGTTGTTACCAAAATTGTCTTGAGTAGGTATACCTGTAGAATCTTGTATATTAGTATAATAAGGACTATTAGTCAAGTTATTAGTAGGGTATATAACATGTTTAACGCCAAATCTATCTATCCAAGAAGTTCTAACGTAATTTACGTAGTCTTGGGGTAACGGTAGTGTTAAGCTTGGTGGAATCGTTAATTCCGATGTCTTGATGCTTTTTAAAGTGTCAAAGCTAAATTCTTGTAATCCTCTTTTAGCATGAAATATTATATCCGTTCTTTTTACATTAGGTATTAACTTTTGATCGCCTACATATGCTACTAAAAAATTATTTATAACATCATTTAAAGTTGTATAAGCGTAACCCCCATAGTTGTCTTCAACTACTTGACCGTAAGCTTTTTCTGTATCGTTGTTACCATATTTTCCACCTGTTAATATTTTTAACTGAACGACTACATACAGACTACTAGCAGGTTCTGATCCAACTGGAAAGGTTATAGTATTGCCAGACACTGAAAACTCAGATAAATACTCTAAATAAGTGCCAGGAATTCCTGTTGGGCTAGTGTAAAGTTTAAAATTATTAAGAGTGTACTCCGGTAAATTCTCGTCCCATGTTTTAAAATACAAATCGGTATTAAAGTCTGTAGTAAAACCAGCATCGCTATAGTTGTACCCTCTAAATTCTTGAGCGCCTTCATAATACTGTCTAGCATTCTCAGTTATTAATCCATTACTTTCTGGTGTTATAGCCATTTTTTATTAACTTTTTTCGTTTTGTTCTTCTTTTTGAATCTCAGCTGCCGCAGCTTGAACAATTGTGTTGTCTTTTATCACTATCCCAGCATAAAGCAGTATTTGAATTATAACATTTGTTTGCTCTGTTGGGTTTAGCTCGAAGTCAATTGAGCTATCAGGGTTGTATATATAATAACCGCCACCAGAAACTGATGTGTTAAAATTCCAAACCACATCGTTTGGTTTTCTAATATAAGTGGCTTGTACGTTACTATTTATAGTACTAGGGTGCACAATTATTTTATTGTTGTTATATATATAAACAGGAAAGTTTTTACAGGGCTTAGATATAGACGATAAATTTAACAGAGCTAACTCGTTTCTTTGAACAGGCTGCACTGATTTATCTCCGTCATAAAACACCGTACCAAGTTTGTAGAAATTTTCAGGATATAAAACAATTCTCAATGTACTACCAGTTGGTATCGCACCATTTGTTAATTGCAAAGCACCTCCTGTTATAGTGTAGTTAGAGTAAGGAACGCCATTGCTTCCAGTTGGTGACTCTAATGTAACAACAACATTACTAGTTTCTACTTGAGCTTGAGTTATTGTAGTTAAAGGAAAAGAAACTACAGTGTTTTGAGTAGCTAACACTTGAGTTCCACTTGAAGCGCCTGAAGAGCTTGGGGTTGTAAAAAAAGCTGGTTGACTAGCAGCTGCCGGTGTATATAAGCAATCACCTATTTCTTTTAAGGTATCTAAAGACTCTTGCGCTGTCTTAAGGCGGTTTGAGTACTCTGTTTCGTTTTGTGGGCCACGTGATTGTTGGTTTATTGTTTCAAAGTAAGTATCAACAATGTCTAACTGAACTTGAGTAGCTAGCTTGTTAAATTCACTAGGAGTTAAGTAACCTCTTTGTTCTTTGTTTATTATTAACAAGACTGTTTTATAAACTTGATCTACGTTTATGGCCATTTTATATTTTTATTAATTATAGCAGTTAGGCCACTTTTAAAGTGACCTAGCTACTACATAGTATTACTTGTTTTTATAGTTTTTTATCTATAGACTTGTAAATTTCAACACCTTCGTCGGTTTTTAAGAAAGCCGCAAAAGCTGAATAAGGATTTTCGTCAAATGGTACATTCATTAATTTTCTACCGTTTGATCCCCATGTGAAAGTCCTTTGATCCTGAGATAATTTAATTATACTTGCCTCAGAAGCTCTGATGGCAAAGTTTCGTAGCATAACATTTTCATCGTTAGCTAAGTTTATAAACAATACAGGGTTTTGTCTAGCGAATAAAAGTAAGTCTCTTCTAAGCTCTTTAGAACTCATAGAGTTAACTTTAGATCCTAGTTCAACTCTTAATATTGCCTCTGCTTGATCTACATCCATTGATCTAGCTGCATTTAAAGCGTCGATTTGAAGATCTAAAACATCAAGTTCGTCTTCTGCTTTTGCAACAGCACTAAACTCTTGATATATCCTATCTTTTAATGGGTGATATATAGATAACAACTTCTGTAAGTTTTGTTTTTCTTTTGGTACTACTAGTTTCCCATCTAAAAACATGATGTGACCCATAGTACATTCCCCTTTTTGTTCATCTGCAAGTGGAGAATCTTGATTTGTTGCATATCTTATTTCTTTTTGTACTCCAGCTATTGGGTCAAAATAAAGTAAAGCATGTTTTCTAGTATGTTTACTAGGTATTGTATGTGTTAAAGGTGTTTTTCTACCTTTTAAGTAGTAAATTCTATCTTTAATTTCCCACGTTGGTTCTGTGGGTTGTTGAACTGTTGTTTTTTTCGCAACAGTTGATTCAGCATAATTAATTTCATTAATTACCTCTTCTGTAGCAACATTTTTTGTTGCAGTTTTTGTAGCTTGTTTAGCCATAATATAATATAATTAAATAGTTTAAAATTGTGACAATAGCCATAGTATATAACTAGTAAGGGGCTAATGTCATATAAAAAATCCCCACCCGAAGGCAGGGATTGTTATTGTTAAGTTACTATACTCCTTTGAAAAGTACAAAGTTGTTAGCAGCTTGAGTTACTAAACATCTTTCAGATAAGAAGTTTACTTCCATAGCATCTAAAGTTGATGTGTAAGCTCCTCCAGCAGAACCAGTTAACCAAGACTTCATACGACGATCATCAGACTGTGAAGCTCTGTATCGTACGTGTAAGAATGGTCGACGGATGTTAGTTCCTAAGATCTGATCGTAAACAGTAGAAGTTCCAGCAGGTACTAATACACCTTCGATAGAGCTAACACCATCAATACCTCCACGAGTAGAAGCGTCGTTTAAGTATTTCCAGTCAGTCTTATAGAAGTCGTAAGATCCTCTACGGAAACCGCTAAATCCTAAGTTCAAAGCCATATCTTCTGAATTTTCAAATAATCCAAAAGAGCTACCACCTTGGTAAAGTCCAGTAGAAGGTCCACCAACACCAGCTAACATATCATCAAAATCAAGAGATGTTTGTCTTTGTAAGAATAACATGTTTTCTTCAATTGCTCCTTGAGTATCTAAGTTTTTCAAGATAGCATCAAAATCAGCTAATCCAGTAGCAGCAGTAAAACCTGTGTTTACATTACCACGATCTTCGATAGCAGCAAATAAACCCTGAGTACCAGGTAAAGCAGCAGCACCATAATTAGCAAGTGGGGTAGCGTTAACATTTAGTTCACCTTCAACTACAGACATTTCTAAGTGATCTTCAAAACGTAAACGAGTTTCAGATTCAGCTTTTAAATACCATAAGAATCCAGATGTTCCATCTTCAGTTGCAACTTCAACCCATCCAATTTGTGCCATATCAGATCCAGATACTACGTATTGATCTCTAATAATAACAGGAGAGTTTGCGTACTGAGTAAGTACAGGCTCTACACTAACTCTGTCAGCAGAATTTCCACCACCAGCGCCAATGCTAGTTCCTTTACTATATGCAGAACCGTATACAAATACTTTCAAAGTAGCTGCAGGTGTTGCAAATCCATCAGTTGTAAGAGAAGTAGCTCCAAAAGGTTGTACTGTAATAGTTCCACCAGCGGTACCTGTTCCGGCTACAGCTGTGACAATACCTTTTGATTCTAATCCAGCAGGATCTAAAACAACTACAGTATCATTTATAGATATAACATTCAAAGCAGTTGCTCCACCACCTAAAGTGATTATAGAAGCTTGGTTAGCTCCAGCATCTACAAATGAACAGCTGTCATATGCAATATGTAATCTATTTTGTTCTGACCAAATTACTTGATCTGAAGTCATTGGTAATTCAGCACCTACCATACGTAAGAATCCAGATAACGTACGGTTTCCGTAACGCTCTACTTCAGCTTCGTAGATTTCTGGTAAATACTGTTGCGCGAAAGTTCCGCCTCCAGCGGCATCGTTAAATGTTAGGTAGTTTGTGTTTAATACCTGCTGCGTTTGAGAAGGTACTATACTACCAAATGGATTATCTAATCCCATAATTTTTAGTTTTTTTAGTTAAATTTTTTTGTTTTAATTTTCAGCTTTGAAGAGTCCATGCCACTAATAGCTTTAACTTTGAAACCATTTACAAAAACATTACCGTCACTAGTAGGCCTTGGGCTTGTACTAGGGTTTTTTGAGCTGTTAACAACATCTCTTACGGCATCAGCTTTACCTTGTTCGTAAAAATGATTAGCTAGTTTATCAGTATTCATAGCAGCATATAGAGCTTTGTGGTATTCTTTGTGATTTATAACATTACCGTCATCGTCTAAGAACTTCTTAACGAAATTGTTAATGTCAGATTGTTTTTCAGCAACAGCATCTTTGTTTTGCAGTCCGTATCTAAATTTTTTCTCTCCAACTTCGAAATCAAAACCTTTGAAATCTTCGTTGAATAATTCTTTAGTTTGGGACTTAAACTGATCCTGCTTCTGCACAGCTCTACTCTGGTCTTCTTGGTAGCGATTGAAAAAATCCGTAGCTTTTTGTTGGTCTTGAGTTACGCCCGGTCTCAACTTGATCTCGTCGTAGTACTTACTCTTTGTTTCCTCTAAAAAGTTTTTGGCTTTAGCAACCTCTTCCTTTAACGCAAGCTTCTTTTTGCGTATATCTATATCCTCATCTAATTCTTCGTCATAACTATAGTCTTCTAATAAGAGACTCACGTCATCGTTTTCTAGATAAGGTTTTGTTTTTAAATAATATTCTTTAAGAAGCACTTCGTCAGATACATTTGAATAGTCAGCGTTTAATCTAACGTAATCTTCAACTGTTCCGCCTGTGTCTTCCATAAAAGAAACTAACTTCTCTACGTTTTCAGGTAAAGCTTTTCCTAGTATCTTTTCATCTCTCAAAGCTTCTTTAGCTTCTGCTACCACTTGTTTTACCTCTTTTTTTTCCTCTTCAGTTACCTCTTGTATTTGTTGAAAATCTTCAACAGCTACAGGTTCTGGCGCGGAAACTTCTTTAGCTTGTTCTTTGACAGGTTCTTCACTAGGTATTACTACCTTTGTAACTTCTGGTTCAGTTTCAATTAAAGGTTCTTTGATGTTAACCTTTATAGGTCCATCGTTTTGTGGTGTTAATTTTTTTGGAGTTTTCTTTTTAATTTTAAACTCACCTTCCTGCTTAACAGGTTCTTCTTGTTTTACTTCTGACATAATATAATATAATTAAATAATTGTGTTTACTCTTTATCTAGGACTGAACTGTTCTAAGCCAAAACCTCCTAGACTATCGTTACTTGACTCAAAGTTTTTAGGTAACAAGTCATTTTTTCTTTGATCTATTAACTCAGACTGTTGAGTTGCTTGGATTTTAGTTCTTTCGTCTTTTCTATCTTCTATTTCTTTTTCTCTTTCAGCTTCTCTTTGTATAGTAGCTTGAGCTAGTTGCATTTGATAATTAAACTCTTCTGCCATTAACTCTTTTTTAATTGCAGCCTCTGTTTGCATTCTTTGCGTTTCAAATTGCGACTTAGCTTGCTCTATATTAACTTTTTCTTGAGTTAAAGCTTGTTGTTTTTGTACTTCAAATAAAGCTGCTTTTTCTGCACTCTCAGCATTAGCCTGAGCTTGGGCTTGTATGTTAGCCATTTGCTTAGCTTGCTCTTCTTTAGCTTTAACAGCTCTTTTTTGCTTAAGCATTTGATTTGCTAGCTTTAAGTTTTTAACCTGTCTAATATCTATAGCATCGTCAAGGTCAATTCCGCCTGCTTGTAAGGCTATTTGTACGTTTTGTTCTAAAAGTTGTTTTTCTTCTTCGTCTGGTTCTAGTTCTAAAAATATACCAAAGTCATGTAAATTTAAGTTTTGAACTTCTTTAAGCGTGCCTACGTTGTAGGAAGATATACTTTGTTGGAGAGCGTTAGCTGTTAATGGATTGTTTAATACATCAGAAATCCTAAGAGATATGTTTTCGCAGGTTTTAAGGGTTAAATATAGACTAGACTGTAATATGTGTCTAGTTGCAACATTGGATGCATTAGCAGCCATCTTTTGCAGTCCTACCAAAGAGTTTTTATCCATAGCAGAACCATCTCTAGCTTCATTCAATCCAGTTACGTCACGTATCATTTGTAAATAATACTGATACGTTTGTATTAAGCTTTGTATTTTAGCTTGTCCGCTGGAAGAATTAAGCTCTTGAATAGGTACTTTACCTCTGTTTAATTCACCGTCTTGAGTGAGCGATCTACCAACTATAGAACCAGTCTGAAAATACATATTTAATGCTTCCGCAGGGTTGTAGTTAGTTCCATTACCAAGATCTACCTCAGCTAAACCATCCATGTCTAAGAAAACACCGTCTGGCACTATTCTAGACATAACTTGTTGAAGTTTCAAATGAGTCAATTGAATCATATCAGCAAAACCAGTTACCTTACTTACGATAGAGTCTATGCGACCTTTGTACATTCTAGGTGCCGTTATAGCGTAATTCATTTCTACCTTAGTAGTATCAGCAAATGGTCTTGTCATGTTTTCTGACATTTCCCACTGCAGCATTTCCTGTGTTCCAATTATTTTAGCACCTGTGTATAAAACTTCAATAGACCTAGACACTCTTTCAAAGTTGTCGCTAGGTGGTGGATTAAACGAGTCTGTTTTTTCAATAGCTTTTTCTAAGCCGTTATTTCCAATTTTAATTTTAAAAACTTGGTCCATATAAGTTTTGTATTCAAAATACATAACTTGAACTGTGTTTTCATCGTAGTTACCCCAACCTGATATATATTGCCGGTTTCCAGGCATGCTTTGTATTCTATATAACTCCTCATCAGTTATGTGAGGAAACTGCTTTTTTAGTTCTGGGATTGTTACAGCTTTAACTTCGCCAACATAATAAACATCATCAAAATTAGGGTCTTCTGTATAAGAGTATACCATATAAGCTGGATCAACATAATCAACAGTTATACCGTTAGATGTGTTGAAGTTTGTTTTTACCGCTGCAATACCTAAAACTGTTAGATCATAATTTAATCTACGTCTAGTTAAGTCCCATTTATTTTGAGCTAGTGTATTAGATATAGCCTCTTCTTCAGCTATTTCTATAGACTGCTTGTAAGAAAGTTGCATATGTAGGTCAAGTTCTTCTTGAGTTTCCGGCAACTCATTTTGAGGTAAACCAGAGTTCATAAAGTTTTGTCCTGTTACAGCGTTAGCCTTTGCTATTAAATCTTTAGAGTACATATCTCTAAGTATAGCTTCAGCATAGCCACTACGTTTTTTCATAGACTCAGGGTCTTGAGCAAACGCTTTAATGTCATATGTTTTATTAGACATACCGTTAACAACTATGTCTACAAACTTAGATATAACAGGTACAGGTTTCCAGTCTAAATTAA